AGGGCTTGTGATGGTGCGGCTTGCAACGCTTGGGAATTTGTGATCACAAGTCTGCGAGGTAGCAGCTTACGATTAGGACGGCAAGGCTTGAAACCAACAAGGTATACGAGCCTTGATAGGCTTGCATAACACCAAAGAAGCTTGAAAGGAAGCTCCCAAACGCGAACACCCAGAGTATTGGCTTCATAAAGCCACCCAACGCTGCTTGCGCCCGATTGATACCAGTGCACGGCGTGCTTGCACTTGAAGCACTTGATAGGGCCTATGGCCCATAGAGAACAGCCAAAGGCCGAAGCCTTTGGGCATGTGGGTGAGCTCAATCTCCGCTGCGAGCGGAGATTGAACTTTGTACATTGTGTGGTCTTTGTAGCAGACTGCGAGCATGATTGCTCCTATGAAGCCGGCGATGCCGGCGGGGTTTTGAAACGGTTATGCGGGTGTATGGCCCGCCTTGGCTTAAGCGGCTCTACGAGCCTCTACATACGCCGCAAATGCAGCCGCCTTGGCTCTGGTGGCCGCAATGTACGCGGCTCTGTTTTCAGCATCGCTGAGGTCGGCGCGGCCTGCCGCAATGAACGCGGCATGTGCCGCCTCATAGGCGGCGCGGGCTTGGGTGGTGTTCATAAATTCTCCAATAACAGCCAAAAGCGGCCAGGTGAACCCACTTGAACATGGGCTCACATAGGGCTTTCAAGGGCCTATGCCCGCCTCAGGCCGCAACCAACTCGGTTACGGCCACCACTTGACCACCCTCACGGATGGCAGAACTACCCGTAGCCGGGGCATACACCCCGGCACGGCCCGGCACCGCAGCGGCAACCATGTCGCTCACGATGCACTCTACGCCCTCTTCGGGCAGGCCGGAGACCGGCCCGTAGGTGTTCCGAATGACCGGAACACCTGCAACAATCAGCCCCGTAGGGCTGGAGATGGTAGCCACCCGGGCCACTTGGCCCGAGGGTGGAAACGTCACGTCGCCCAGGGGCGTCCGCAACGTGATTGCATGGGGTGTCAAATTGAGCATTTGCTCTCCTGTTATCCGTGCAAAATCGCACTCCCATTGCGGACTCTGGTAAGCCCGCAATAGGCGTTGATTTCTCTATGCAATCGATCTGTACAGCGTTTTTCACGCTTACTGCTACCTAGCCCCTAGGTAGCCCGGGAAACGCGCCCACGGTGGCCTATGCTGTGGATTTCAGGCATAGGCCGCAAGTGGTGCGGATGGTTGAATGGGTTAGCCAATATTTGCTACCGTTGGCGGGACGGATTCGCGTGAGTCCTGCACACGAACACGGAACGAAATTGTGTTATTTCCGAGAATCAGCACATCCAGCGACATTCACAAAAGACAATACCGGATTGACCTAGGGTCAATAGCTCGCATGGTGCAAGCATTTATCAGGGAGCAATGGCCCACATGTTGTATGCGTTTCAGCGCATAAGGTGGATTGCTTTGTGGGTATTGTGCAGCGTGTTCTCGCTTTTGAACTACTTATCTCAAACGTTCCATTCTTTATGGGGGAACGTTTAACCCGTCGTTATCGGGTTTGGTTTGGTGGATTCACCCAGAACGGGCAAACATACCGTATTGCGCTGTACGGTATCTAATCGAGCTCATCAGGAGTCAAACAACGATGTTTTTACTATCAGCATGTTATGCCACTAAAAGGTATAGGTGTGGCATTGTTTGCATGGTGATGGTATCGGGTAAAGCGTACCGGACACATCGCGGGTTGTCCCGCATTAGATTAGCCTAAATTGTTAACGATACCGTTAACCCGGTAAACGTAACGGCGTGATGCGGGTACGTTTAGCGGGTAGCGTATGGCGATGCATACGCGCGGGTCAGAACTAGGGTTCTGTTTTATGCACACGTTTAGGTGCGCATAAAACAAACCCCTAGGGGTTTGTGCAGCGCTTTACATAAGCGCGGCCGCTGTGGTTGCGTCGAAAGCTGCCATTGCGCTTCGCAGCGCATCAACGTTTGATGCGGTCATGGTGCCTGACCGCAGCGCGGTCAGAACCACAGCCATTGCGTCCGCAATGGCAGGGGTAGCAGCAGCTGGGGTAGCAGCAGCTGGGGTAGCAGCAGCTGGGGTAGCAGCAGCTGGGGTAGCAGCAGCTGGGGTAGCAGCAGCTGGGGTAGCAGCAGCTGGGGTAGCAGCAGCGCGTTTCTTCGGCGCAAACAGCGCCATGAAGCGGGTCAGCTCCGCTTCTACGGAACTGGGGGTACCCTCCAGTTCCGCCACGGTTAGAGCCAAGATGGCGCATACCGTGGCGCGCTCCTTATAGCTCCGCACACATAAGGTATCCCCCTTAGCCGCTCCTACTATCATCTCTGTCACGGCCGAAATGAATCCGGCTTTCTTCGCGGGTAAGGTGATGCCCCATTGGGCACTCAGGGCAGAACGCACGGTATCCGTGCGGCCGGATGCAGCTTCTCGCGAAGCTGCTTCATCAAATGAGGCGCTGACTATATCAGCGCGGAAAAGTTTAGAAACGTTCATTTTTCAATCTCCAGTCAAACCGATTTACTAGGGCATGACACGCTATCGGTATCGCGCACCATGTGTGGGATTATCCCACGTGCAAAAGAGCATCCAACTAGGTGTTTACCCTAGGGGTTGCAGCTTCGATCAACTGCATGACTAGATCATAACACCATTTAACTACATCATGTAAACTATTTTCAACTATTTTTAGTAGCGCCAGGGAAACTTACACGAAACTTACAACGTGGAAACACCTAGCATAGAAAACTTACATGAAACTTACACGGAAAACCTAGCATGAAAACCTTACAAGGCACTGACGGGCTGACGTATGGCGTCTGTAGGCGTCGTGGCGTTCGCGGCTTGTCCTGGTCCACTTTCCTTATAAATTTAAACCTAAAACTTTCATAACGTACTTTCATAACGTACTCAAACCTAACACCTACACCAACACCCACACCGCCCATCACCCCACCACCCTTCCATTTCATCACAACTCCACGTTACAATACCCGCATGCCTCCATCCCACCACCACCCCATACCACAAACTTGGCCCGGACCAGACCCCACGAAGTCACCCGCCGCCTTGATTAACCGCGTAACTGCTGACCAGTTATCCGACTTGTACAACCGTCGCATAACAACGAGGCAGCTTGCGAAGGACTTGGGTGTTGCTGAAAAGTGGCTGAGCTACTTGTACCACGGTAGAGCGCCAAGCCCAAGGAAGAGTGACTTGAGAGCAGCGCGCCTTGGTCTACGCATGATGTATGCACAGCAAGTGATAGATGGCAAGATCAGTGTCTCCAACGCAGCCAAGCTCCTCTACTGCTCATACAACACTGTGCGGCGGGCAGTGATAAAACTCCAAGAAGCATCCAGCCATGCCACCTAAGCCGCCAACCCCTCCCCGTGGAATGGACCTGCTTGATACACCGCGCTTTGCTGTGCATGACTCGCCACGCTTCCACCATGCACAGACGCCAAGCCAGCCCCCACCGCCTCCGCCTCCACCGCTGCCGATACAGTCTCTGGAGGACTTGGACTTGGCTGGAGAACTGGAACAAGCACTTGCATCCACCAAGCGCCTTCTTCGTGCTGCGGAGTACGATGTAGACATCCCTCTGAACCAGAAGGCGCAGATTCTCTCGACCTTGAACACCATCCTGACCTCCATTACCAAGTCGAGGTCGGAAATCTACTCGGCTGAACGCAACAGAGCCCTCGAATCCACCTTGATTAAGGTACTAAAACGCTTTCCCGCCTTGCAAAGTGAGTTCATGCTGGCGTATTCAGAGGCTCTCGGAGAATGAAATTAGATCAAAAAACGCCATATAGTGACCATCTGACACGCATTCAGGAGGCACTTGACGATACGTATAGCCTGACCAGCTTGTCAAATTGGGTCGAAAAGTACCTGTATTTAGAGGGAAAGAAGCTGTCTTTTGAGAATTATGAGTTCCAAAGACGTGTGATGGATGACCCATCAAGGGTGGTAAACACTGTTAAATGCGCTCAAATTGGCCTGACAGTGACTACGATGGCCTATTTTCTGTCCGTATTAGCAACGCAGCGTATGAATGTAATCTACGCTCTGCCAACTGCAGGTGACGCAGGAAAACTCGTTACAACGAAGCTAAACCCAATCATATACAACACGCCCGAGCTAAAACGCCTGCTAAATGTCAATGTAGATTCAATTGAACTTAAAGAGATCAATGGAAACTTCCTGTTTACGCGTGGTACAAAGTCCGATACTGCCGCCTTGTCCATCTCTGCAGACCTGCTTGTAGTCGATGAACTTGATCGAGCAGACCCCGACGTGCTCAAACAGTTCCGTTCGCGTCTGCAAGCGAGTCCCCACAAGTTGGTGCGTCAGTTCTCCACACCCACAATTGCGGGGCTTGGGATTGATCGCGAGGCTCAGGCGTCGGTTCGGTACCGGCATTTCGCCTCTTGCTACCACTGCGAGCATAAGTGGTTGCCCGATTACTGGTCAGACATTCTGATTCCTGACTTTGAAGGTTCAATGAGGGATATCGACCGCATGAACCTGAAGGACTTGCGCTGGCGCGAAGCCCGTTGGAGGTGCCCCGAGTGCGGCAAAGACCCACAACTGCATTCCGACCGCCTTGAGTGGGTGGCTGAGAATGGGTCTGACAATTTTGAAGCAACGACGTATTACGTGGGGCCGGTCACAGCGCACCGCGTCTTGAAGCCCGATTACCTGGTGCGAAGCTCGACCGAGTTCAACTCGACTTCCGAGTTCGTAAATCAGGTGCTGGGCGAGACTTCAGAGGAGCAGGATTCCCAGCTTGTGCCTGCGGACATAGAGGAGGCGATTTTCGCAAGTCCGCTGGAGTCTACGGAGCTTCACTTTATGGGGGCGGATATGGGCCAGCTATGCCATGTCTGCATAGGGCGCATAACGCAAGACGGTACACTGCTGGTAGTGCACCAAGAAGCCATACCACTTGCCAATTTCGAGGCGCGACGGCGTGAGTTATGTGCTCGCTTTCGGGTTATCACGTCGGTTCACGATACGCAGCCGGAGACGCATTTGGTGACGCGAATTACGGATAGCGACCCCAACGCTTGGGGTGCGATTTTTTCTGTAAGCCGCTCTACCGAGTTGTTTGTGACGCAGCAAAAGACGGCAGACGCAGAGGAGGGTAAGCTGAACCTGCGCCTGGTCAAGATCGCACGCACTGCCATGCTCGATAAGTTGCTCACGATCTTCAAGGAGCGCAAAATTCTGGTCGCCAGAAGCGCTGAGACGGCCCGGTTTACCTCGCAAATGCTCAGCATGAAGCGCACGCAGGAGTTCGTGAAGGATGAGTTGACCTTCGTGTGGAAGAAGACGAATGGTCAAGATCACTACCACTTTGCTCTGACCTATCTGCTGACTGCCACCTTGCTCAGGGGGACAGCTGGCGCTTGGACTCTGCCCGGCCATATCCCGCTGCTGTCCACATTCCGGTTGAAGCAGTGACCCTATCTGTGGTATAACCCGCCATCGGCGGGCTTGTCTGCCACAGGATTGCACATGGGCCTTCTCAACACCTTTACCACCTTTGTGTCCGGCTGGAGCGCGGCGACTTTAACGCCGCCGCCCCTGCCAAAAGCACCGAATAAGCCGGTCAGCATACCCGGTTACCGTACACAGGCTGCTCCTCAGTTGTCGGCCATTCGCCGCGTGGTGCGTGACCTTGCCAATACAAGCCGCTTGGCTGCACGAAACGGGCGTGACCAGTTTGCGGTAACACGCGAACTTGCTGAGGCGAGCCCTGACCTGTCCTCTGCCGTATCCATGTTGCTGCGCACCGGCATTCCAGAGGGTTACCGTCTGGTTGCGAAGGATTTGGATGGTCAGATTGACCCGAACGGGACCGCCCTTGCTCATGAGTTGCTGCGCCGCTTGACGTATTTGGGCGCTGCCGATGGGTCGTTCGGCGCTCAGGTGACCCTGCAAACCTTGAGCGAGTCGCTGGGTAAGGAGTTGCTGTATTACGGCGCTGCTGCCGTAGAGGTCGCCCTTGATAAGGCGCGTATTCCGGCCTCCCTGAACCCAATTAGCGTGACGAAGTTGGTGGCTTATGATGAGGATAACTCGGTGCGGTGGGCTCAGAAGTTGGGCTCGGCCGAGGTCGATCTGGATATCCCCACCTTCATTTACGTGAGTGTCGATCAGTTGCTGACGGATGCTTACAGTTCTGGCTTCCTGCAGGCGTCTACGCAGCCGGCATTGGCTGATGCTGAGTTCACCGATGATATGCGCCGCGTCCTCAAGCGGGCGGTTCACCCCCGCTTGCTGGCCTCAATCGACGCTGAACTCATCAAAAAATCGACACCACCCGAGATTTTGAACGACCCCGATAAGTTCACCGCTTACCAGAAGGCGATTTTGGCTGAGGTGGAGACGATGGTGAACGCGGCATCACCAGAGGATGCTTTTGTCAGCTTCGACGCGGTGACGTATAGCTTTGTCGATGGGGGTCACGACCCGTCGGCCGTGATGGAGAAAATTCAGTCGGTGCTGAACGGGAAGTTGGCTGCGGGTGCGAAGACCTTGCCTGTGGTGCTTGGTCACGGCGGTTCGTCCAACAGTTCCAGTACCGAGAGCTTGCTGTATTTGAAGACGGCGGACATGTTGCGGCGCAAACTGAACGAGTTGTACAGTCGCGCCCTGACGGTGGCCCTGCGCATCTCCGGCGTGGACGGTTATTGCGAGTTCCGCTACGACGACCTTGATCTGCGCCCGAAGTCTGAGCTTGCAGCGTTTCGCTCGATGGAGACTTCCAATACCCTGCAACTGCTCTCGCTCGGCTTCATCTCCGACGAAGAGGCGGCGATTGCTTTGACCGGTCACCTGCCGCCCCCGACGTTCAAGCCCTTGTCCGGTACCGGCTTCTTCTCCTCGAACGCGGCGGGTTCGCAAATTGCCAATACGAGCGGTTCTCAGGGGTCGAATACGAGCGCAATGGACCGCACCTTGAAGACGGGTACACCGACACAGCCGAAAGGGCCTGCAAAATGAGTAGCGCAATTGCTGATTTCCGCGTTTACCAGGGCGAGACCCTGGATTCGAGCGCCAAGAGTTGGTGCTGGAAAATTGGCGGTGTGCCGGTCGATCTGACCGGTTACACCGTAGAGCTTGAGGTGCGCCGCTCAGGTGCGACTGCGCTCACGCTGGCGAAGTGGACCAATACGAACGGGAAACTTACGCTCGGAGGCTCATCCGGCATCATAGCCCCCAACTTAGCTGCGACGGAGACGGCCCTGCTGTGGGAGCCCGGCTTGGTGAAGGTTGATACGGACGGTTACCTGCTGGGTTCGTACAGCCTGGAAGTTACCTCTCCCATTGGGAGGGTTCAGCGCCTTGCTGTGGGGCGGTTCATTGTTGTGCCGAAGGTGCTGGCTGTATGAGCACCGAACTGCTTGAAGTCTTTACGGAGCGCACTCTGGTCATCACCGACCAGGTGGCTCCGACGCTGCAAATTATCGACACGGTAAGCCAGATTCAAACACTTGAGCTTGGTCTTATCGGTCCTCAAGGTCCAAAAGGTGATGCTGGGCCTGTTGGCCCAACTGGGCCTACAACTTTGCTCTCCTCAGACCCCGGAAACCTACTAAAATTCGGTACCGATTCCGGCCTGTATGCTGCTCCACAGATGGTTTACACGAACCCAGTCTGGTAACTTCCACCACCTCAACCCGAGAATTACACCATGTCTACTGTTGCATTTCAGGTCTTCCGCGAGACAGCCCTGCCCGGAGTCCTCGTCCCCTACGCCATTTACTACATCGCGCCTGCGGGCCAACCCAATCACGTCGAGATTTACGTAACTGACTCCACCGGCACCGCCACCCGCCGCGTCCTGACTGCTGCTGATGTGCAGTCCATGATTGCAACCACGCTGGCTGGCTCCAACGACTTGACCATCGTGCCTGACATTGGCTCACGCAACGCCTTGCTTCCCCTGACCTCAGCCAAGTGGGTCTATGTGGAGAACGCAACGGGCGATACGACTGTGCTGTCCGGTGGCGCAACCTATCTGTACAACCCTACCACGCAGGTGTGGATGAAGACGAGCGAAGCAGAGTCGCTCGATATCGTTGCAAGCTGGGCAGCTTTGGTCGGTAAACCCAATAGCTCACCGTCAGCCATCGATACCGCTGTCGCTCAGTCGCACGTTCACGCTAACATGACCCAATTGAACAAAATTGGTGAGGACGTGAGCGGCAACATGACCTACAACGGCAGTCTGCCCGCCACGGGCTGGACCACCACTGCCTGGTAAGCCATGACGAGCCCGGTTCTCATCAGAAAAGACGTGGCGGCTCTGCCCGCCATACGAACTCCGAACACGATCTACATCGTGCGCCGGAGTTTGGGCTTTGATCTTCACATCACGGATAACACCGGGAACCTGGTTTTCAAGCTCAACAACAGCGATGACCCGCTGCGCTCCCCCACCTTCACATACACCTCCGGCACCCTGACCGGCATCACGTATGAGGATGGGAGCAGCAAGACGTTGACGTATGCGGGGGACCAACTGCAGCGCATCGACTTGCTTCGGGGTGGCATCACCTACCGGAAGCAGTTCAACTATTCTGGTCAAAACCTTGTATCGATTACGGAGACCCTGATATGACGAACGAACTTGAGGAGAAGTTTGCCTGCTTCGCCACCGTCATCGGGCAGGAGATGGGTGACATCATCCGATGTATGGTAGAAGCGGAGATTGTGGCGCAGACCGAGAAGATCAGAAACTTGCAGTTGCTGCTTTCTGGCACCGTCTGCGAGCCCACATTGCCCGACAATACTTCGGTCTGACGCCCTGTCAGCACATCCCATCACCTCCTTGCAAGGAAATCTCTCATGACGCAACCCTACAACGACGACTTGACCGTCCTGATTCAATGTTTGGCTACTACCTTCGGTGACGAAGTAGGTCAAGCAGTCAATGACAAAATTGACGCCCTGATTGCTATGGAAGGCGTGGATGTGGCCGCTCTGCAAGCGCAGATCGCCGCATTGAACGCTGCTCTGGCCGCTAACACCTCTGGTGACGCAAGCTCTGTCCAAGGCATTCTGGCTTCTTTGGCCGCTTTGGGTAGCCGCGTTGGTGCCCTGGAAGGCGACACCCGCCTTGTTGACCTGATTGCCCAAGTTGCTGGTATCAGCACCGCTTTGGCTGCTGAAGCTCAGTCCCGCGCTGATGCTGACACTGCCCTGCAAAACAGTGTCAATGCTGTTCAGTCCCAAGTGGACCAGATCAGCCAGTCGCTGATTACGATTCAAGGCCAGATTGACGCCGGTGCCGCTGGTGCCTGTGACTGCGCTGCCCTGACCTCGGCTATCGCTTCGCAAGCTACCGCCATCGCCAACCTGCAAGCTGCTGATGCTGCCCAGGCTGCTCAGATCGCTGCCCTCCAAACGGCAGTTGAAGCTCTGGCTGTGGATGCTGCTGGTATTGCTGCTGCTCAAGCTGCTGCCTCCGCTGCCGCCGCTACTGCACAAACTGCACTGGCTAACGCTGCTACTGCACAGGCTGCTGCCAACGCCGCTGCTGCTGCCGCCGCTGCCGTAGCTGCTGACGTTGCTGCTCTGGAGACTTCCAACAACGCTGCTCACAACACCTTCATCACCAAGGTGGAAGTGCAGAACATCAACTGCGCTGCCATGGGCGGTCACTTCCGTCACGCCATGCGCAGCCGCATGAACCTGGCTGACTGATAAGGAACCTGGCCTTCGGGCCAGTCCCCTATGACACAAACGCTCTCCTACATAGCCAGTCCCGAGATGAAAGCCAAACGGCTTGAGACTTGTGCTGCCTGTGAATGGAGAGCACTTACACTTGGGATGCAGGTATGCTCCAAATGTAAGTGCCCTATCGCTGGAAAGAGCTCCTTAGCTGCTGCTAAATGCCCACTTGGTAAGTGGCAAACCATAGGATAGTATGGCAACGTTTACGATCACAACTGCTGTTAACATGGCCTCCCTAACAGGGAGGACGGGTTCTGACACCTATAACGTTAACGGTGGTTCGCTCACAATCGATAGTGATACACGTTACGGGCCCAATACCACGCCCGCGACCGGCCCATTCGGTAACATCATGCTGTCCACCACACTTGGTGGCTCGATGACGATCAGCGGGATGGGTGTCCGCCTCATCCCCTACAGCAGCGGCTCCGGTAACGTGCCTGCAGCCGGCACTACTATATCTCGCTCCGGTGTGACTGCAGAACTGCTCTGCGTGATGTCAACCCGAGTGGGCGGTACGGTAACGGCGGCTGGCGCAGCGCTTCCTGCAAGCGGCTGGCTCAAGGTGCGTAACGTGACAGGTGGGAGCTTCTCCGCAGGTGTGCTCACCGGCATTGCTGCAACCGCAACTGCTGCTGATGAGACCGGCTGGATAGAGGTGGTGGGCGTAGAAGCGCTCACGCTGACAACCAACAGGCTCAACACGCTCACCTTCAACGGCACATGGTTCTCCATCGGAACGTCCAACGGCACGCGGGGCCAGACCCTGCAACTACCCTCGTTTGGGGTGGGCGTACAGGCGTACCCCGGTGTGGAGATTGAGACCGCACCCGGCTCCGGGGTCTACAAGTTTTGGGCGAACGCGGCTGCACAGTTCAACGGCGCAAACCTGAGCACGGACAGCCGGTGCAGGTTCGTTGGTATAGACGACACCGGCCTGATGACCATTGGTACCGGGCGAGATGCAGCACCGGCTGGCGACCTGCCCGTTTCCGGCTGCAATATCCGCATCCCCAACATCATCACCAGCAACTGCAACGGAACGTCCGGCTTTGCGACGAACGTGGTGCCCAACCCGACCTTGGGTACGCGCTATGAACTGGCAACGTCACGTTCTGGTGTGGTGGTCATCA